AATAAATCCTTTGGCGATTTAATCCGATGTATCCTCAAATTCTGCTGAAATCCCAAGTTCACTCAATTTTGATTCATGGTCATCTTTATAATTCAAGTAGATTTTCTTGTCATAAACTCCTATCTCTCTCAAAAACATCCTCAAGAGAACAAAAGTATCTGAAGACTTGGTTTCACCAGTAACACATTTTATGAACCCGTAGTTTGAAGAAAGAATAGTCAAAGAATTCCATATAGCTTTCCGTTCTTGATCAGTAGCTAAATGCCCTTTAAAATTCTTCATTAAATGTAATCGTTCTTCCAAATATTTCTCACAAGATTCCATTACACAATTCCAAAAGTAGTACACTATCCAAGGAGGTAATTTAACAAATGGAGGATTTGAGGTTTTTGGAAATATTCTACGTATATACACCTTGCACAGTTCATTATATTTATTTAAATATCTGGCTCTACAAGGCTTTATATTGCCCCAGCTAAGACTTTCTATGTTAAGGTCAGAAAAGAAATCTTCATCTTCTTCTAGGACGTTGCCCGAATCCTCGTTAGCTTCGTATTCAAAATCTATATCAAAGTCATTAGGATCCTCTACATCTGCTAGAGAAGCTTCAGACTCTGAGTATGCTGGTGATAAAGGCATCTCTGTTTTTTCGGCCTTGTTCAATATAGTTTTTATTTTGTCAAAATCAGGTATAAATTGTGAGGGATAATCTGACATTGTACTAGAATTAAACAGGTCTAAGAAGTCTCCATAGATCGTATGAGGCAACAATTGGCTACAAGTTATAGAGGTAGGGTCAAACATCTGTCTATTTAGTCTGAAAATAGGCACATCCTTATTCCCTATTTTAATACCCAGAGAGAAAGATTCAAGTTCCTCAAGGTCATCATCTTCTACTTCGAAAGCTTGATAATTATGCTTGCTGATTTCCTTAAATCTAACTGTACAGCCCTGGTAGTATTTAACATTGGGAAAGTTTGACACCAGCGATGTGTTGCATAAGTAAACAGTTCCCTTAACCAAACAGAGACAGTTAGTAGACCCTGGATGTGCTTCTGTGAAAAGATGTTCGGGTACCGGGCTAGAGACAAGTAATTTGGAATTACGCACTTTGCCGTCTGAAAAAACATTGTTAAACAGTGACTTGAAATGTTTTGTTATGTTAAGCAATTTGGCTTCTGTTTTCGGAGTCGTGACTTGCAGTCTACCTGAAACCAATTTGAACTGACAACTAACATTTTCACTCAGCACTAGAACATTGCAATTTGAGAATGTATCAAATTTCCCGTTTGGTAGCCTAGCCTGACTACTAAGATAATACAATATAGCGTCTGGGTTCCTCTTCATGTATGCATCCTTCAGGTCTAATCCTTTCTCATTACTGATCTGATAAACTATAGCTATAAGGTTCCTTTGCATCTTTTCGCTGGGACACATCATCAACATTTCTAGTTCAGTTAGCCCAGTGCATACGTCAGCCAAACTATCAAATCCAAGAGAGTATGATGAAGTTGAAGAAATTGACCTAGCGGATTCTCGGAAAGTTCTTGTCTTGCTCTGCAAGTCCGAATCAGATATCATCACGGCCATCGACGTTAAGGTTGATAAAACCCTGTGGAAATGGGACATTTTAACATTTGAAGAAATAGGTTCTATAAATAAGTCCGTTGAATCTCCGTCTCCAACTCTGAATTCTTTATTTTTTGAAATATTGTTCGAATAATATTCCATAACAAAATCTCGATCAAAGATTGTTTTCGAGGACTTCGTATAAAGTGTCATGGTTTCCCTAGCTTTCCTTCTTAAAAGGTTGACGACGTATTCAAATGCCTCTTTGACTGCCCCAGCCACACCGTATAACGAAATACTAGTTTCCTCTGCAGTGTTTTTTATCTCTGGGAACATAGAAGTTATTTGGAGGAAATCCTTGTCAACGTACTCTATAGATTTTATTAGCCCCCTAGTTCGACTCAATGATGTAGGGAACCATTTGCTGATAACCACATTCAAGGGCTGATTGCGTGTGGGTAAAGGAGACGTCTGAAGTATTATTGTTTTGGGAGATGTCCTAGACTTGTTATTGTTGTATACTAGGCGACCAACTGTGTCCCTAACCAGCAAGGTAGTAGAGAGAGTATGGTAAAGACTAACAACAGCACAATCTGTGTATAATAGCTTCTGCAGACGTTCCTTAGGCAAAGTAAAATCATCTGTTCTTGATAAGAATTCTTTTACACATACGACAAACTCTTTAAGCTCGACTTTAGAAGTCTCTTCGAATCTCATCATCTTACCGATATAGCAAACTTTATTAGATGATAGACGTACCATCCTGATAAGGTTACTTATGTCATTTTCATAAGAGAAGGCAACTTTTGATTGGTGGGAATAAACGCGATTCATTATTTTCATTATCATGTCTGACTTATCGCAGGGATCGACAAATGCCAACCAAGGTTCTCTATCTAAAAACGACTTTACTTCATCTCTTTCTGGGCATCCTATTTCCTTTATATCGTGAATTAACCCATCGATTCTTGAGCTTAATCTGACAAAGAAGTTGACTGAAATACCACTTACGATGGGCTCATCACTTTCAGGGGTGTCTTCATTTATATCTTCTGAATTTATGAGGCAGAGTGCTCTGTGGTATGTAGTGTCAGATTGGGCTAATATCCTTACAGATTGGCAAGACTTCACACCTACTAGCATTTCCATTGTTGTCAAAATAGGATTACCACCTAGTTCAATTGGTAGTAGAGGGCGAATTATTTTTGTTCTAGAAAACCGTTTGTCTAACGAATACAATGAGTCAATATTTTCATATCCGGTTACTTGGAACAAGAAGGATAGATTTTCTGGTAGTCCTTTGTAGGCTAAAGATTGGATCCCATTAAACATTGAGAGTACGTCTGATTCGTAACTGATAGCCTTACACATTGAACTAAGGGATTTGAAATCTATGTAATGCCTAGGGACAAATGTGCCATCTATGTAGTACAAAGAGTTGAATTCAGCATCTTCCATAGAGACTTGGGATTTAGCATCGCTTTCTTTCGTGTTGCACAAAAGTCCGGTTATCTTATTAATCACTCTCATGCATGAGCAGATGTGGAGTATTTCTTTTCTTCGTTCTTCGGGAGTAGCAGCTTTAGTTGATGCGACCATCACAGAAAACTTATCGTCCGAACTCACCATATGCTCAACATTGAGTCTATCTTTCAAGAAGGTACTATTCTGTACAAGGAAATCAACTAACGTAGTCCTACAACAAGATATGCATGTGGAACCCAGATTGTTGATCCCTTGCATCATGCCAATCAGACATTCAAAAGTTGTCTTACCTTCTTTTTTGAACGCATCAATAACCTTCTTCAATGCAGGATTGGATGACATTTCGTCTGATTTAAAGTCCCTAGTCCAGTATAACAAGAGTTCCTTAGGTACCTCAATAACCTTTGAGCACATCCTGAACACTCCCATCAAGTAGTAATGGAAATACTTTTCATCATCTCCCAGAAAAAAACAGCGTAAAGATATAAGGAATGACAATACATTATGGCTTGGGCCCCATCTAGTATGGTCGCAATTGTCGAAGAGAGTATACTTACGTGTTTCACTGTTTAACATGGAAGCACGATGCGTATTCCTACCTTTCAAAACCATTTCAGCCTGTATCTTGGTTTTCCTTGTAGCTTTGGTAATCATTTCTTCTTGGAAATATTTACATATAGATTCAGTCATTCGCTCTAGTAAAAAATTCGAAACTCTTGTATAAAAATCTTGAACAGCTATTTCTCTTCCACCACCATCTTGCGGTTTAGGGAAAAGTGTGAAGAACGCTTGAGAAAACTTCGATAAGACCTTTTTGTATAACGTGCATATTTTCAAGTCTACGGCACCATGGATGTACGAGTAACCTGCCTGTATAGCCTTTCCTTTTGCTGACAATTCCATGTCTTTAGAACACAAAGGCTCATCTGCCCAGTCATACATCCTAGCTCGCCCTTTCTTCATTTTCAACTGCAAACTATTCAGCGTCTCCATCTTAGATATTAGTTTCTTAGACTTATAAGAACGTTTGTTAGACCTAAGTTTTTTGATCCTTTCGGCTTCCTTTGCTTTGGCAGCATTCCTTTCCTTCATGAGGACATATTTCAAATTGTGTCGGGGCTCAACTACCATAGATTTGTTCGTGGCAAACGTGAGAACCGTAGTAATAGTCATCCGATGGTCTAGGTTTGATCGAATATCAAGAAGATTAGCTGCTACCTTCTGCTTCAGTCGCTTACCCGCTACATCTAGAGCTTTGGCATTAAAGCAAGTCTGGTCAGCTTTCCCCAAGTAATAACTTAAGTAATCTTCATTAGACATCATAGGGTTGAATCCTCTCACTAGCCAGGGGTCAATCTCCTTCATCTTGTCATATTTACTCTTTGACTCTAACAACTTGTTGAAGGCTTCAGACATGGCATGGTATCTGCTGCGGATTTCCTTAGAAACGCCACAGTAATAATACGCCTCGTTTATGATGTCGACGGAACGATCATGATAACCTGGACCTAAGAATCTTGGGCTCACGATTTTAGTCCTGACTGTGTCATCCTCAGGATTTTGACCGATGTCTGATTTGAACCGATGATGTCGGCCGGATTTGCTGTCGTGGAAATCATCGAGGGCTTTCAAAATGTTGTTCATGAAATAAACCACTATAATGTTCCTGGGCACCATCATCATCTTTTCCAGCAACAACTCGATGTAGCAAAAAAATGCAGAAGAAGCCAATGCCGCATATCGAACAGTCATGAGTAGTATGTTGACGGGCTTAGTATTGTTGAACCTAGCTATGGTCTTAGTGAAAAGTAAGTCCACTTTATCTTCATAAGAAAGAGAACGTTTCCCAGATTCTAGTAAGTGCCCAAAGCAAACATCCCAACAGAATTTCTTTGTCATTAAATGATGAGCAGCTGTAAGCGTATCTACATTTATAGGTAACATCACTTTCCAATCAGTACCAGTATTTACCACTCGGTTAGAAGACCTCACCGGAAACCCAAGACAATCTTTAAAAATCAACCAGAATTTCCTTCTTGTAGTCTGTCGGCTCAGAGGACCCCCTCCATGTAGTATAAGAAGGCAATTATCACTACCTAAAGTGGAAACGATGACATTATTCGACCTATGATTAGTATCTCCCATGAATGCTATTTCCTTGTACAATTTAGTATAGAACTCGGCTAGTTTAAAAACGTTAGCTCCACCAAACGTAGTCAGCAGTACATTCAATTCCAGCTTGCATTCTGAAAGTATGTCTTTCGACAACCCAAAAGAGCCCTCTAGATCTGGATTGACTAACATGTTTTCAAGACCTCCAGTTTCTGTTATGAACCAGTCAGCTAACTCTTTCACAATGTCTGTGCAGTGATCCAAATGATATTTAGAGTCGTGCTCGGATTGTTTTTCAACAGTTTTCCCCTGTTCTTTGAGTAAATCGATACCAGTTAGCCTGACCAATTCCTTGTGGATACCAAGATTGTGGAAATTTACTTGGAAAGTCCTACGAGCGACTATTCGTGATCCATTAGCTCTATAGTAAGGCTCCTGTTGGCGTATCAAATCCTTAAGTTTCTCTTTATAATTAGGGTCTTCTACAGAACCTCTAAAGTAAGGGAGTATCGCTGTGAATGAAAGAGCTTTCCTCATAGTTTCTATCAGTGTATCTAAGAATTGATGGCCAAGAATCGGAAAAAACGACAAAGTAGTCTCTACTGCAAGCCTTGGTTCTGCCATCTTGTTCAGGTTTACGAAAGGGACTGGGATAATCTTATAGAACTCTTTTACTGGTTCATTAGGGAGGTGCGAAAGACTCAAATCGAACAGTTCCCTGAACTTCTTTGTTGCTGTCTTGAATCTAATGTCGCTTGGCGTTAGCTCAACAGATGGCAACATGGACTTGATTTTAGTGTCTACAATATCAAGTAAGTTCCTTTCCCATATTTCATCATCATCAGAAGGGTAGGCAAAGCCTTTGAAAGGGCCTGTTAGTTTTAAGAAGTCTTTGAAGTACTGTCTGGACCCAAACAAATCTACGATCAATGAGTCTGGGACAGTTGAATAATCTACTTCAAAGTGGTCAAATTTATCCACAGGGATAGGTGAAGAGTTCAGAATGGACTGTATGACTGGGAAGTCAGGATTTTTCTCCGCTTGAGAAATCAACCACATGTATCGACGGAAGAGTCTCAAAGTATAACTTTGGATGGCTTCAGGGACTCGGTTTGAGACCAAATATTCTTCGATAGCATAACTAGATCGAGTCAATGCCAGAGCAGTTACAGTACAAGCACCTGCATATGCCTCAGTAAAGTAGGAATATTTGACAATCTTGGTATCTCGCGCTCTTTGAGGATCCGATGAAGTAAATGTCACATCTCGCACGTGCAAGTTACCTGAAGTATCGAAGAACAGTATGTCAGGAGTCTGGTTCCAGTAGCGACTTGGTATTGGGACTTTTGGCGGGTATGATGCTATGAAATCCTTAACTTTGTTTCTAGAGTCGTGTATAAATCCAACTCCCATACGCCTACATTCGAGATGTATAAGGTGGTCGTGCTGCAACTTCCGACACCTTTCTATTATGTTGGCAGAGTCTTCTGCGGTTGAATATTTGAGGTCCGTGTGAGAGGAAGAAAGAAATGATTCTGTCTCGTGGAACAAAAAGGTCTCATAATCTTCTGGATAATCTGCTTTAAAATCTTGTCTAACTATCATGGGTG